CTACTCCGCGAAGATAGGCAGCTCAGGCTACTCCGCGAAGATAGGCAGCTCAGGCGACTACGCGCAGATAGGCAGCTCAGGCGACGGCGCGATGATAGGCAGCTCAGGCGACGGCGCGAAGATAGGCAGCTCGGGCAGCGATGCGAAGATTGATATTTCGGGCAACGACAGCGTAGGCGCTGCTGTTGGCATCGGCAGCGTTATAAAAGGCGCAGTCGGCAATTGGATAACGCTTGCGGAGTGGGTATACGACAACGATAAACAGCGCTATATCCCGGTTTGCGTTAAATCAGCACAGATTGACGGCAAAATAATAAAGGCTGATACATGGTATAAACTCTCGGGCGGCGAATTTGTTGAGGCGGCCAATGAATAAATACACGATCATCATAGCGCAGGTGTGCACGATTCTGCTGGCGCTGATAATGCTGATATTGCTTGCGATAGACGGCAGGATAATAGAAGCCGACGCGGATGGCGTTCCGCCCGAAGTTGATACAAACGGTCTGTGCGTAGTGGAAGTGGCAGAGCCCGAATACGAGATGTACTTTACCGAGGCTGATATTACGGCGCTCGCGCAGATGCTATACGGCGAGGCTCGCGGGTGCACGGTGGACAATCAGCGCAAGTGCGTGTGGTGCGTGCTCAATCGCGTTGACGATGCGCGATTTCCCGATACCATCATCGGCGTGGTGAGCCAGTCGGGGCAGTTTTACGGTTATAGCCCGAATTTCCCCGTATGGGATAACCTGCGAGCGGTAGCGCTGGACGTGCTCACGCGCTGGAGCATGGAGAAGCAGGGCGCGAACGTGGCGAGGGAGCTTGATAAGAACGCTGTCTTTTTCACCGGCGACGGTACTACCAATTGGTTTAGGAGTGTGTACTGAATGAAAGTTCTTATAGCCTGTGAGGAGAGCCAGACGGTGTGCAAGGCGTTCCGCGCAAAGGGGCACGAAGCGTACAGTTGCGACATAATCGAGCCATCGGGCGGACATCCTGAGTGGCATATACTCGGCGATGCGCTCGCAGCCCTGAATGGGGGGGGTAATTATTACCATGGACGGCGTTGAACATGATGTGGGCAAGTGGGATTTGCTGATCGCGCACCCACCGTGCACATATCTCACAGTCACGGGCAACTCATGGTTTGACATCGGAAAATACGGCAATGCAGCAAGGCGGCGATATAAAAGCCGATATGAGGCTATAGTCTTTTTCATGCATTTTGCATTAGCGGATTGCGAGCGAATAGCCGTTGAAAATCCCGTCGGAATTATGTCTACGGCATATCGCAAGCCAGATTGCATTGTACAGCCGTATATGTTTGGCGATGCTCATGAAAAGAAAACTTGCTTTTGGCTTAAAGGGCTACCGGCGTTGCAGCCTACTTGTACTGTCGAGCCTCCGCCAAGGAAGAAATTTAACAGTGGAAAATCAATGCCCGCATGGTACGCCGATGCATGGCGTTTGCCGAAAAACGAAAGAGCAAAGTTGCGTAGCAAAACGCCGATCGGCATAGCAAAAGCAATGGCTGAACAGTGGGGAGGAACAATATGACTGATACTGATCTTTCAATTCAAAATCTAAGGCGCGAAAACGAAGCGCTGAGAGCGGAGCTTGAATGGAAACAGAAAGAGATAGAGCTTGCGCGGCGGCATGAAGTCAATTGGCATGAGGTTACTTATCGCGCTCTGACGAGCGAGGAAAAAGCCGAGTACATAGAGCGCGGATATGCCGATTATGAAATCCCGGAGTATATGTTTGACTGCCAGATGCCGGACGATGGAGCTGAAATCCTAATTGCCACAAGTTGGGGTGTTGACAAGGATATTTGCTCCGTGGACTGTGATGAGTGCAACAACCTGATCGGGCTGGAAGGTCACGGCGATTGGGACGGCGTGCTTGCATGGGCAGAAATGCCGAAATACAAAGGTGGTGAAAACAAATGCACGACTACACAGCAACCGTGATGACGCGGCAGAGCGTGTTTTTGGAGCAGTACCCGGAGGCATATGTTCACGAAGATGGATATTTGGATATGTGCCCGCTTGAGGTTTCCGCGGCTCATAGAGATGCTGACGGCGGCTGTTCGGAATGGAGGACAAAATGAAAGATATATTACTTGATATATTGACAGAATTAAGACATATTCGCTTGCATCTTGAAGCTATAACAGGCAAGAAAATCGATTTAAGCCGTGGTAGATGGAGGTAACAAATAATGTCGTTTGTTAGGAGAAAAGCTTTCATTTGCGATCACTGCGGAGAAGTCAAATCACCGCTAATAAGCGGAGAATGGCCTTTCGAGTATATAGAAAAGCCTTATGGTTGGGTTGAATTCGGCGGCTATCATCTGTGTCCTAAATGCTACAGCGCGTGGAGAAACCTGAAAAAACAGGCAGAAAGCGAGAACGACAATGGCTGAATACATAGACAGGAACGCTTTCCTTTGGAATTATTGCAAGTATTGTGGAAAACGCATTGAAGTCGGTGAAAAGTGCTACGGTTTGCCGACGGGAGAAAGCGTTTGTGCAAGTTGTTGCGTTGAAGAAAATGAATTGCGGGAGGAGAATGACAATGGCTGAATACATAGATCGTGAAGCGCTGTTACATGACATCGAGCAATCGGTGGTATACACGGTAAGAGAAAAAATAACGAGCGCAGAAATGCGAGGCGCTCACAAAGTTATCGAGCGCATTAAGTGTGCGCCTGCTGTCGAGCCTATTTATATTCACGAACCGACAAAAAGCGAGTTTAAGCGCATGGCGGTACAGCAGGGCTATGCGCCGGTGGCGCATGGGCGGTGGGATGACATAGTGGGCAAGCGCTTGAATGGGAAAAATAAAAAGGAGGACTGACAAAAATGGGAGCAAGACGAATTTCTAACGCGACGAACGAGAAGATAATTGCGCTTATGTCGATGGGCAAGACAGGCGAACAGGCGGCGTTTGCGGTCGGCGCGAGCGGGAGCTACTGCAACAAACTGTACACTGTGGTAAAGCACATTGCCAATGAGCGGTGGGACGAGTTAATAGAATATTCTCGGTCTGCGACAACCGGCGGGGTAATTGCCTGGGCTTGCGAATACCTCGATACGCAGTTGCCGCAGGAGGTCGCGGAGGCTATTGAGGCGGTACGGTATCGCAGAGCAACGCCCAAAGCGGCAGAAGCAGCGCCGCAGCCCAAACCGCCAGCAGAGCCGATTGACAACACGGCGACGGCAATCATCAAACTGCTTGAAAAGCTCGATGAGGCAGTGAACACCATAACCGAAGCTGCTGACGATATATGCCAGACGATAACGACGGCGCGAAAGCTCAACGAGGACTGCATAAACGCAAACTTCGATGTGCTGACGGCTACACTCCGTGACGGCGTTGAAAGCGTTAAAACGACGATAAGAAAGGGACAAAAATGACGCGCGGGGAATATATGCGCAAGGCGCGAATGAATGCAGGGTTAAGCATCGTGCGGCTGGCCGAAATATCCGGCATAGCCCAAACCACGATAAGCCTGCTTGAACGCAAATCACTACGCGGCGGCTGGATAGATACAATAGAAATCCTTGCCGATGCGCTCGGACTGAGTATCGACGAATACGTAGGCCATAAGGTGGTGACTAAGCATGGGTAAGCAATCGGCATTTGCAAAAGCCGTGCAGCGTGAGGTTAACATTCAGCTACAGCTTTACGGGCGTAACCGTATGCAGCTCGCGGAGGACGCGGCGTTTATGGCCGCTAATGAAGTGCTGGGCTTAGGCTCAGGCCGTGCACGGGCATTCGGCGAGGCGTTTGTAAGATATTCAAACGAGATCGCAGACCTTGTAGTCGAGGACAGCAAAGCCGATGATGAGATCGTATATGCGAAAACCGTCCTTGACCGGCGCATCCGTGAAATAGTGGGCGATGAGAATTTCACGCCATTTGATGAAAGGTATGGTAGGCGATAATGGCAAAAAACGTAGGCTGGGAAGCCAAAAGCAACCACGACGGCAGCTACACGGTTACCGTTAACGGCAAACAATATTATTGTGCAGATACGCATGAATTTCTGCACTTTTTAGAAGATATCGGCGAAAGGTGGGAGGATAATGAAATTCGAAAAGGATGAACGCCGCGAGTTTTCGACCGGCGCTGTAAGAGATAAGGCCGACGGGAAAGGCAGATATGATTTGCTGCCGTGGGGGGCGATACACGCCCTTGCACAGCACTGTGAACGCGGTGCTATCCACTATGGGGAAAGGAACGTAGATCGAGGAATACCCCAGCACAGCTTGATAGACAGCGGCATACGGCATCTTAGCCTGTACATACAGGGCGACGCGGAAGCGCATCACCTTGTAGCGGCACTATGGAATATAGCGTGGGCTGTAGAGCAGGAAATAAAACGGCCTGAAATGGTCGATTTGCCCGAACGCGGCGAACATTCGGGCATAGCATTTTGAAAGGATGGGAAACATGAAAAAACTACTATACGCAATACGTAAATGGCTGATTGATATTCTCGGCGGTGTTCCAATGTGTCTTTATGACAGCATGGCCAGCTTGGCAAACCATTTCAACGAGCAAATAAATGATTACCGTGTAGCTATCCGTGAAATCTGCCACCGCAGTGAAAACACCTATTACGACTGGTGCTGCGATCAGTGCGCTTGCGACTGCGATAAGCGCAACGGCTGGTGTAACGGTTTTGAACCTGTAAACCATGGAAAGTGACTGCCGTAATTGTCCGGATAGAACGCCGTTTTGCCACGCGAAGTGCGATAGCTACAAAACCTATTGCGCAGATAACAAGGCCGATAAAGCGGCGAAAAAAGCGTATTTGGACAAGCATAATGCACCGAACGGCGTATTGATCAACGGCTATATACGCCGAAAGAAAAAAGCAAGATTATTCAATGGAAAGAGGGTAAAGTGAATATGTATTCTATAGAACGGCCATTAGAGCCGCCTGATTTTCCTGCCCCCGATTGCATATGCCAGGAATGCGACGGCTGGTTTTACGGCGACGATGTAATGTACATTTCCAACGGTCGGCGTTTGTGCCCCGATTGCTTTAGAGAAGAAATCAACGATTTACGGACCGAAGAACTTGCCGAGCTTATCGGCGCAGAGGTTATAAACGCAGAGGACGCAAGGGAGGTGCACAAACCATATGGGAGAATGCGTTATTGTTTACGGTAAATCCGGCAGCGGGAAAAGCCGAAGCCTACTTAACTTCGGCGAGGACGAGATTTTTCTTGTTAACGTTATCGCAAAGCGCTTGCCGTTTCGAAAAAAATTTAAGTATACAATGGTCAGCGACAATCCTGTTAAGATTATGAACGGACTGAAAAAGATGCCGGTAAAAACGGCAGTCATCGACGATAGCGGTTATCTAATGACTAACGCTTTTATGCAAGGCCACTCAGCGCCGAAAAGCGGATCAAGCTCATTCGATCTGTATAACAGCATTGCCGATAGCTTTTGGGGACTGCTGATGTTCATTAAAAACGAGCTGCCCGAAGATGTCATTGTATACATAGTCGTTCACGAAGACACAAGCGATTACGGCGAGACCAAAATACGCACAATTGGCAAATTGCTGAATGAAAAAGTATGCATTGAAGGCATGGCAACTGTCGTGCTGCGATGTGTGGTCCGCGACGGTAAGCATATGTTTATCACGCAGTCTGACGGCAGCGATATAAGCAAGTCGCCGGAGGGCATGTTTGAGCTTGAGATCGAGAACGATTTAAAATTCGTCGATCAAACAATCCGTGAGTACTGGGGGCTGTGATATGGCTAAGTTTGAAAACGGTGTATCCGGTTATGTAGAGGGTACGGCAACCGTCAAGGTATTTTTCCCGATAGACGCGACCGGCAAAGCACACATCAACTGCCGACAGTGCTATTTCTACAAATGCAATACTTACAGGTGCATGCTTAATAACGAAGTGTGCGCCGAGCCTGATAAATATGTGGGTGTCAGTTGCCCACTTGAATATTGAAATAAGAAAGGAACAAGTAAACAATGATTAAATCTTACAACGGCTTTAAAGCAGAACGCGCCACAGCGCGTGAAACACTCCCGGCAGGCGGCTATGTAGCTAAGATCATGGACGCAAGCGTTATCGATTACGATTGGGGCAGCGTCCTGAAAATCGAATTCGACGTTGCTGAAGGTGAACACAAGGGCTTTTTCGCGGCAGACTATCGCGCAAACATCAACGATGATAAGAAATGGCGCGGTTGCTATCGCATTAACATCCCGAACGAAAGCAATCAGTATTTCGACAGTCAGAAGAAATCATTTAACAATCTTATAGCATGCCTTGAGGAAACCAATAACGGCTACCACTGGGATTGGGATGAAGCCAAACTCAAGGGCAAGGGACTCGGCGTTCTGTTCCGTAATAAGGAATGGGAATATAACGGCAATACCGGCTGGACAACCGAATGTTGCGCCGTTACCACTGCGCAGGATGTACGCGACGGCAATTTCAAAATGCCGAAGGACAAGCCTCTTAAAAAGGCCAATACTACATCCGCTTATCCGGCTGCGACGTTCACAACAATGGACGATGATGATAGCGACCTGCCGTTCTAAAGCCCATGACACCACGCGAAATCGAAGATGCGCTCGAAGGCATGGTGATATTAGTAGATACGCGTGAACAGGATACACCACGCCTCAGAGCGCGATTAAAGGGCATGGGATGCCCACACGAACGGTGTAAGCTCGATTTTGGCGACTACTCGGCGAAGTTTTCTATAGGCGGCGAATGGCTGATGCTAAACGCCGCCGTAGAGCGCAAGATGGATTTTTCAGAATTAGCTCAATGCTTCTGCAATGGCCGTGCACGCTTCGCACGGGAATTTGAACGCGCCAAAGCTGCCGATGCAAAGATCTATCTGCTGATAGAAAACCAGTGCTGGGAAGATGCCTACAGCGGCAACTATCGCAGTCAGATGAAACCGCAGGCATTTGTTGCGTCGCTGTTAGCATGGCTGGCGCGTTATCGCTGTCAGGTCATATTCTGCGATCAACGCACAAGCGGCAATCTGATACACGATATCCTTTACCGTGAAGGGCGCGAAATGCTGGAAAGGATGATGCTAAGTGAATGCAAAACATAAAAGCGCATTAATAAAAGATATGCTTGATTTCGCTGTTGTCGCTACAGCTTACGGGCTTGATTTTAATCGCGCCGGTTTTGCAAGATGTCCTTTTCACGCCGAGAAAACGGCATCATTCAAAATCAAGAACCGGCATAGCGCCCATTGCTTTGGCTGCGGCTGGTCAGGCGACGTTATCAGTTTTACCGGGCAATTATTCAACCTTGATTTTGAACAGTCTACACGAAAACTGATTAACGACTTTGGCTTACCGATAGTGGCCGACCGCAAAATGACTTTGCGCGAGAACAGCGAGATCACAGCAACCTATAATGCGGCAATAACGGAATATAACAAATGCAAGCAAGCCGAAAAAGAGCTCCAGCAGCGCTATGAGCGCCTTTTATGGGTATATGCGACACTTGATAAGTGGAAGCGCAAATATGCCCCTGAGAGCCCTACAGAGCCTTTAGACGAGCATTACATCGTTGCCTGTAAGGAAATCGACGGTGCAGCCTACCGGCTGATGCTGTATTCATAAGGGGGGATAGTATGACGAAACTGATTGACTGCAACCAATTAACGGATGAAGCCATAGCAAACATGGACGCTGCCGAGCTTATAAACTCCGTTTTGGTTTCGTTTGATATCCCCGACGTGATAGAACGCGAACGCATACAGGCGCTTATGCAGATAAGGGCGGCAGAAGTTGGCGCAAAAGTAGTCATTAACCGTCAGCTCGGCGCGTACCGTCAAAAAGACAAGCAGCTTGAAGCTGATTTTAAAAAATCACAGGCGCAAGATAGAAACGACCTCAATTTGCGCTTAAACGACAAGGGCGTACCCGTTCCGACTATCGACAATTTTCTTAAAATCATGCGCGGAAGAATGGAATATAGCAGCATTCGTTTTAATGTGCTGCGCAATTCACCTGAGATCACGCATAACGGCGAAATATGCCGATGGTCGGACGCGGATGCGGCACAAAGCCGAAACTTTTGTGAAGCCAATTACGGCCTGTACAGCGATAAAAAACACTCTGACGCTTTACGCATTTTGTGGAAGGAACGCGAATATAACCCGATAAAGGACATAGTTGACACTCTTGAATGGGACGGAGAAGAACGTTGCATACATTTTCTCTCTAAATGGGCGAAAGTCGAGGACACCGCCTATACCCGTGAGGTCAGCCGCCTGATATTCGCCGGTGGCATCAACCGACTCTATCTGCCCGGCTGCAAGTTTGATGATGTTCCCGTACTCATCGGTGCAAAGCAGGGCGAGGGCAAATCCACGCTTGTCAAATGGCTTGCCATTAACGACAGCTATTTTTCCGAAGTAACCGAAATGGACGGTCAAAAGGCCATCGAGCAATTAGAAGGCGCGTGGATATGCGAGGTCGCGGAGCTGCTTGCGCTTACAAAAACGAAAGAGCAGGAGGCCGTCAAGTCCTACATAACACGGCAGCGCGACAAATATCGCCCACCATACGACGTTAATGCAATGGAGTTTCCGCGCCGGTGCATCTTTATAGGCACGACCAATAACGAACAATTCTTACGCGACAAGACCGGCAACCGCCGTTTTTACCCCGTAACAGTCAACAGCAATGGTTATGACCTACACGATCATGAGCAGGAATGCCGCGACTATATCATTCAATGCTGGGCAGAAGCGCGTGTAAAATTTGAGCAAGGCAAAATGCCAGCTTTCGCAGATCGTTCTCTGCTGTCCGAATACAAGCATGCACAGGATGAAGCAATGGAGGATGATTGGCGTATCGGCGTTATTGAAAAGTACCTTGATGAGAAGTCACCGGGCGATACCGTATGCATTAAGGAGCTAAAATGTGAGGCGCTATTTCCTGACAGCGATTTCCAAAGAGACTTAACGCCGAAAGAGACACAAGAGATTTATCGTATCGTCGCTACAATACCTGAATGGACAAACATTGGTAGAAAATATACCGCGAAATATGGTCGGCAAAGATGTTGGCAGAAAAAAGTGGGAGCTATCAAGAATATCAATGAATTACCTTTTTGACGTTTTGCACAATCAAAATACGTTGATTTTGTGCAAAAGTTACAGCAAAAACGGGGCGGGGTATAGACCTGTCCTCCCCCTGTCCCGTACCCTGTCCCGTGGCTCAACCCCTTGAATTATCTATCTTTTTTCTCTTTTACAGGACAGGGGGACAGGTAAAGTAATATAAAAAGAGTATTCCGTAAAATAGCGTATGGTGTACACCATATAAGAAAACGAAACACTTATATAGGGAAACCGCGTGCCCGCCCGTCCCCTGTCCTGTATTAAAAAATCTAAAATTGGAGGTGTTCAAAATAAGCAATTTGTCAATAACTGCAAAAAATATCATACTTCAAGCAGCGCAAAACATGCCTTTGCAAGGCGAACGATCACCGGCTGATGAGCTGCTATATTACCAAGCTCGCGAACTCTACGACCTCCACACTAAAGGCATGATAACCGCCGCTATAGGCGCTGAACGCAAAAACAAAATAATAGCCGCCTATATAATTAACTCAAATCGTGAGCAGCAATATACCCAAAGCAACATGCAAATTGCAGAATTCTACAAATCAATCGAGGCTGCCGGTTGTAATTATGCCAAGAATAGAACAATCGAAAACGCCGATCAACTTTACTATGAAGTCTATCATATGATACCGAAAGGAGTAAATGCATGAAAATTTTAAAACCCGGGAAAAACAACGAAATTACGAAAGAATGTTCTCGTTGTGGCTGCGTATTTCAATACAGCCCTTATGCAGATGTTGAAGTAATTGCGTTCGGCCTCGAACAATTAGCATTTGTTAAGTGCCCATCTTGTCGAGATGTTTCTCCTGTTCCGACGTTCCACGAATCTCACAAAACCAATAATTCTACAGCAGAAGGTGATAACTAACATGGCAGAATCTAAATCTAAAACCAAAACTTCAACCGAAACAACAACGACCGAAATAACGCCCAAGCGCGGACGTGGCCACCCTAAAGGTGCAGGCGGTTACAAACGTCCTGACAGCACAGTGCAAGCCGAACCCGGCGATAACCGCAAATATCTCGAACACAACCTCAAAATGTGGAGTTGGCCATCGGTCGACATGAAAAAACCTGAAAACGTCCTCGAACGTGTTACTCTCTACTTCCAAACCTGCGCTGATGACGATATGAAACCCTCTGTTGCGGGGTTGGCATTAGCTTTTGGCATTGACAGAAGAACTTTGTGGAAGTGGATAAACGGCATTCAAAGCGACTTTGTAGCCGCCGAAAGCAGAGTCGCACTCAAAAAAGCATATATAATTTTGAACGCTCAAATGGAAAATTACATGCAAAACGGCAAGATAAATCCCGTAGCAGGAATTTTCCTTATGAAGAATAATATGGGATATCAGGACAAGCAGGAGGTCGTTGTAACGCCTACCCAGCAGCTTGGCGAGCAGATACCGGCTGAGACTTTGGAGAAAAAGTATCTTGAGGACGTGATCGGCGCGTCAGCCAGCGACTATGAAGTAGATTCCTGAGCGACTATGCCGAGCGACTATGCTCAGAAACCGCTCGTATGTAAAAGTCGCGTTTTCAAACGTCGACGTAGCGGCAGCAACAGACGGCGAATGGGAGAGCAACGGTGCACAGGGATATTCGGAATTTGACACGATAGATTACGAATATGACTATGAAGAAACCTATGCGACGTTGGAGTTGAACAGGTGGGGGCTTGACGGCTCCCAAATCATTCTGGTATCGAACACGGGCAATACGCGGCAAGACGGCTTTACATCTACGCTTATAAGTAATGCAAACGGCGAGTTTACCACAAGTGCAGTGCTGACAAGGGAGTTTACCAACCCTCACACGTTCGCCGGGCTTACGTTTATTTTTGATACGCGTACTAAAGAGTGGCCGCTTGAGATTACCGCAAAGTTTTATCTTAATAATGAAGTGGTCGAAAATAAAACAATAAGTGTAACTGACACCGAGGCAGCTTTTGAGGCTCGCATAGCCTCGTGTGACAAGATCGAACTCGTGTTTGGTAATATGCTTCCTTATCGCCGCCCACGTTTGGAGCGTATCATGTATGGCATTGAAAAGACGTTTACAAACAGCGATATCGTATCAACGAAGCAGTCGCACGATGTAGACCCCTTGAGCCGCAGACTGCCGAAAGAGACCATGCAGTTTGCGATACTGGATTACGAGCATAAATACGATCCTGACAATCCTACAGGCATGTACGCCTATGTCGACAAAAACTCGCCGGTAACCATAAGCTTCGGCTACGAGCTGCCGGACGGAAATGTCGAGTGGACTAAGGGCGACAAGTACGTTTTGAACAGCAAGCCCAAAGCCTCGAAAAATCAGGCTACGTTTACCGGCACAGGGCTTATCGGCAGCTTAACGGGCAGCTTTTATAAGAGCAAGTTAGGCGAAAAGACCTTTTACGACATGGCAGAGGAAGTGCTGCTGGATGCAGACCTGACGCTTACCGAGCTCGGAACACATCCCTGGGTGATAGACCCCGCACTGAAGCAGATGAAAACCACTGCCGCGCTTCCTATCGACACGCACATGAATTGCTTGCAGCTTATAGCCCACGCTTGCCGCTGCCGCCTGTTCACCGATGACGATAATATCATACACATTAAGCCGTTCGGCGTTACGATTATCGGCATATACAACGGTACATGGTCTGATAACGGCCATATGTGGTTCAGCGAGTGGAACAGCGTTGATAAAGGCAACAAGACGGATAACACCTATATCACGCTTGAGCTCAATCGTTGGGCGCTTGACGGCGGGGAAGAACAGGTGCTTATCGAAAGTGAGAACGCGTCGGGGCGCGGCTATGTAAGTCAGAGCGTGTCGGACAGCAGCGGAGATTACGACACAGCGCCGGTGTTTACTAAGGAGTTCGATGTGTCGCATGATCTGCCGGTGCTCACGCTGTGCTTTGATACGCCGATAGATGAATATCCCTCGTCGGTGCAGGTCAAGTATTACAGCGGCGATACGCTGCTTGATACCAAAGTCGTAAGCGGTATAACGTCTGCTGAGACAGTCATCACGAGCTCGCTTGCGTTTGACTGCACAAAGTTCGAGGTCACTGTTCTCGGCGGTTTACCTTATCGCCGAGCGCGAGTGAGCAAGGTCTATTATCGCGAAACGGATTATACGTTGGACTTTACTACGATATCCGAAGACAGTCAAACGCTGTCAAAAATCGATCAGCTCAAGACCGTTACCGTCGCAAAATACGCTTACACGGCCAACGGCGACAGTAGTGTGCTATTTGAAGGAACGACCGCCGAGACCAACCTACATATTGAGTTCTCAGGTCTTGCAGCGGATGTACAAATCACGGTTACCGGCGGCACGCTTGTATCTTCCGATATATATGCGAGAGCTGCCGATTTGGTGTTATCCTCCGGCACTAAAACCGTGACCATAACAGGTAAAACTTTGTCTGAAAACTCGGTGGTCGTTTCTTACCCCGTGAATTTGGACGGGGAAACCGATAAGGAGACAAATCCTCTCATAACCAACGACGATATGTGCGCCGCGCTTGCCGAGCACGTCAAAAAGTATCTTACAATGCGCAACACTTACGATGCGACGTATCGCGGCAATCCCGAGCTCGAAGTCGGTGACATTATAGGCTTGCAGACCATGTACACCGACGAGATGGATGCGCTTGTGTTGGTTGATGAGATAACATTCAACGGCTCTCTGAGCGGAAAGGTAAAGGTGAAAGCTTTGATATGAGTGTGATCGACAACCTTATATATGACCGCACACAAGCCGATGTAGGCCGCGTTTACGAGTTGAAAGGAAAGATACTCGCCGGAGGGCTTAATGCTTTGACTGACGCGGAGAAAACGGAGTATATGGCCGGTATGAAAGGCGCGTATAACTACACCGACTTAAACCGCGTCGGACAGGCCGTTTCGTATATCGCGCAGCAAATGAAGACGCTGCCGCAGAGAGTGGCGGCATACAGCGCGGCGAGAGGCGGCGGCAATGATGTTACTGTTGTTCTGCCGTATGACCCCGAAAGTATCACGGTCAGCCCCAAGACCGATTGGACGGTCACGGACATACCGATGCAGGCGGCAATGGAAACATACCTTGCTAACCTTGCCGAGCTGCGAGGGCAGCTTACATTGCCGATCGACGCGCCTACAGTGCCGACGAGCATGCGCAATCTCACTTTTTCGGCCGCGAATGACATTGAGTATCTGCTCTATCTCATAAACGCGGCGCTCGTCGAACTGGAACAGTCATTGTATGACGAGATAGACAAAACAGTTGCCGCATTTGAATACGTTAATCTGTATTATTGCGGAGAATAGGAGGAGAGCATTTGAAAAACACCGTAATCAAAGGCGACGGCACGTCGAGGAAGCTAAAAGCGCCCTCGTCGCTGCCTGAGAGCTTTCCGGAATGGCGAACACAGTTGCTTGCAGGAAATGCAACGCTGGATATCGCACTGAACCCTGACGGATGCGAGACTGTCGGAACGCCGCTATCAAAATCCAATTTGCTGACGGACGAGACCAAAACGGTTTTGGGGCTTACGAGCGACGATCCGACGATCAATGAAGCACTCAAGCTTCTCGGAAACGCTCAGACCATCATCGGCACCGCGCCGCCGACGACATCGACCGTCGGTGTTGTCGGCCAAACCTACATCGACACGGCGGCAAAGCTTGTTTATCACTGCACAGGGGCGGCGGCTACGGGGTATACGTGGGAGGTCTATTCCGCGGGGCGGTCGTCGAAAGTGAATTTAACGCTATATGCGTCGAGCTGGAGTACGGCAAAGAAATACACCGTCAGTAACGCGACCATTACGGCGACATCGGCGGTCGAGCTTCTGCCGCGAGAAAATAACGGCATTACGCAGGCACAGATGGAGGCGCTGTCGGGCGCTATGATCGTCGGCGGCACACAGGCGGCAGGCAGTATACAGCTTGTCGCGCTTGGAGATGTGCCGACTGTAGATATCCCTGTAACCATCATCATAAGGAGGGATTTGTAATGCCTCTTATCAATCACGCAGGCGGTGGAGGAGGCACTCCGCAGTTGTGCCCTCAGGTTGAAAATTTTATAGCGCAACCCGGAAACCTGGAGGCAGTGCTCCTGTGGCAAGCCCCAGACTCCGACGAAGACAGTAGCTTTGTAGGTGTGCGCATTGTGCGCAAGGTTGGGAGCACCCCTACGGGTTTAAGTGACGGCACTGTGGTGTATGAAGGCACAGCGCTTACTTATACCGACACCGGGCTGACGGCCGGAACAACTTACTATTACCGCGCTTTTGCATACAACGCAAAAAAGAAATATCAGACAGCTATGTGCACTGCTAAATTGACCGCGATTGTGTGCTTGCGTGCTGACGATCTGCCAGTTGGTACACTTATTAAGTTTAATGTAGATAGCAAGCCTATGGATTTCATTGTGGTGCATCAAGGGAACCCAGACCCTGCCGTGTACGATGATACTGCTGACGGCACATGGATACTGCCTAAACTGGCGTGGTACAAGATCGCATTCTATAAAGATGGTAACACCAGCTGGGATGATTCAGAAAGAGGCTACGCGGACTATGGCGGAAGCGCACTTAATGCGTCACTAAATTCACGAGATTTATACACTGGTACCAACACTTCTTGGGTGTACAACCCCCTTATAACTTACTATGACCCGGTTGCGGTTGAGCATATGCGTACTGTTAATGTCCCGTACAGGCGAGTAAATAATACGACGCTTGACGCAAACATATATACAACAGCGGTAAAGCTATTCCAACCAACAGCAAAAGAAATAGGCGTTACTACTAAGTACAGTGCAGGAGCTAAGTTGGATTACTTTATCTCGGGAACCGGAGCATCTGCTAAGCAGAAGCGTATCGCAATACGCAACGATGTTACAACAGCAGAGTATGCAATATCGTGGCACTTACGAGACCCGTCAGGTGAACTCAACTGCTCTTACTACGTCGAAGACGACGGCACTATAAACGGCACAAACTCCGTTCAGAACGCTCACGCCGTAAGACCGCTAAGTGTGTTGAACTTCAGCACGCTATTTAACAGTAATCCTGACGCATCCGGAAGATACACATTCTATACGTAAGGAGGTAGTCCCCATGAACTGTACGGAAAGTTATATCCAGATGAATAATACTTGGCATCTGCTTTTAACAGTAAAGACTTCCGAGCCTACAACGTTTGGCAGTTTAATCAGCTTTGAATTAGGTGATTACACCTGCATTTACAGTGTGAATACGCCAATTAGAACGTTCGTAGAAGATAATAAGTATTACTACTGGTTCTTGCCGACATCGAAAAAGATAGTCCCCATATCGGGCATAACTCCGGAGGCACTCGACGCAGCCTACAGAGAGGGGGTTAACAGCATATGACTAAGGATGAAGCGATCGCAAAAATGAAAGAAAAAGGCGCGGACGATGCCGCAGCGCTAAGGACAAAGGCGAACACCATGACCGGCACTGAAATTATCGCCGCAGAAATCGCCGTGCCGGACTTCGACGCATCTAAGGATTACAGCGCATGTCCGGTGGGAACGCCGGTAGCCGATGAGGGGCAGGTGTGGACGCTTATACAGCCGTACAACGCCGCGAATTATCAGGGCAGGCCGTCAACGCTTCGCGCTCTGTGGGGACTATGCCACACGAAAGACCCCGCAAAGGCCAAAGCATGGGTAGCCCCTCTCGGAACGAGCGGCATGTACATGACCGGCGAATGCTACAAGGACGCTTCCGGCAAGGTACACAGGTGCTTGCAGGATAATGTTGTATACGATGCGTCGGCGCTGCCGAGCGCGTGGGAGGATGCGTAGCTTGTGACCGGCATTAATGCCGTTTGCAATACTGCCCCCTGCCGTTCGGGGGCTTATAAATAGGCGGCTTGGAAAAAGAAAACTGCGGCGGCTCAGTTTAGATAGACAGCACAAGCCCGAAAAAAGAATAGCTATCCTTGAAGATTTACAACCGCCACAAATTGAAGAACATCTCGTAGGGCGCGAGATGGGTAAAATAAAAAATACCCACCGAGATAATAAAGGACGGTGATTTTTCAACCATGAACATTACCCCGAAACAGGTGCTCACGTTAGCTGCAAAGTACATAGGCTATAAGGAAAAGGCATCGGACAAGGACTTATACAGCTTTGAGGATAACGCCGGACGGGGCAACTTCACGATGTTTCAGGCCGAGCTTGATAAGGCGAAGTTCTGGAACACGCCGAAGAACGGCTATGAATGGTGCACAAGCTTTATTGCGTGGTGCTTCTGGCGCATTGCAGGCAGCGAGGCAAAGGATATTCTGTGCCTTACCGGGCCATACGGCGCAAGCTGCGTGAGCTGGGCGAAGTATTACGCAGGACAGGCGAGGCTTTTCACCAAGCCGCAGGTAGGCGATCAGTATTTTCAGCGCGACAGCCGCGACGGGCTGCCATGCCACACGGGCATTGTCGAAAGCGTAAACGGCAATACGTTCGTTACCATAGAGGGCAACTACGGCAACGCCGTGCAGCGCGTTACCCGGTATCTCGGCAGCACGGTCTACGGCTTCGGTAGGCCGAAATATACAGCAGAAAGCGAGGATGAAGAAATGGTCAGATGGAACAAAATCGAGGATGTGCCGGAGGGCTTTTACCGCGACACCGTCAGGCAGCTTATGCAGGACGGCATAATCAAGGGCAAGGGCAACGGCGTGATCGACCTGACGGAGGATATGCTCAGGGTGACGATATATAACAAAAGAATGATTGAAATGATGTTGGAGAAATAAAGTATGGCAGAGAGCATAATAGTCGCTATCATAACGGGCGTTTTAACGCTCATCGGCGTACTTATCAGCAACAGCAAATCACAGGCGGTAATGGAAACAAAGGTGAACGAGCTGACACGAGAGGTCAGGGAGCATAACAAGTTTGCAAAGCGTATGCCTGTGGTAGAGGAACAGATTAAGGTAATCAACCATCGCATAAGCGATCTTGAGGACGACATGAAAAATCATCATCATCAACAGGAGGCACATTTATGAAAATCAATTGGACTGTAAGACTTAAAAACAAAACCTTTTGGCTCGCGCTCGTTCCGGCGGTGCTGCTGCTTGTTCAGGTAGTGGCGGCGGTGTTCGGCATCGATCTCAAGCTTGACGCGCTGGGCGACAAGCTGCTGGCCGTTATAAACGCGCTGTTCGCGGTGCTTACCATTCTCGGCGTAGTCACAGACCCGACGACCGCCGGAGTAAGCGACAGCAGACAGGCTATGGAGTACGATAAGCCGAAGTGTGATAAGTAATCCCTTGTAAACCATAAAACGGAGGCTGTTTGATGACTGCAACCATCAAAGAATTTTGCCGGATAAACGGCATTGACGAAGCATCGGCAAACCTTGCCGATATCATCTATGAAGCTTTGATAGGCGGTGACAATGGAAGCCTTGAAAGAAATAGCGCAGCCGAAACGAAAATGCAAGCTGCAATTTCCGACGGCATTGCGCGAACGGCTGATAGCTGAATGCGGCTTTACGCTTGAAGAAAAGACGATACTTAATCTACGCGCCGACGGATTATCCATCATCGAAATAGCCGACCGGCGGCATTGCAGTGTTGAAACGATCAACCGGCGTATACGCAGCATCAAAAACAAAATAGCGGACATAGTTAAAGGGTAGCGCATTATGCGTTACCCTCTTTTTTTGTGACACATTATCGCCCTGTAACTGACACGTTACGGGGCTTTTTTTATGCGATGATTTAGGCAGAAAAAATAAAGGGGGTTAACCCATGAACGGAATGTACGGTTACGGAAACGGCTATGGATATGCACCGCCCTACACGCCACAGATGGGCACAGGAGCGCAGATGCCGCAAAGATGCCAAGTTATCAAAGTAAACGGCAGAAACGGCGCTGACGCGTTTAGGATGGCCGCTGACAGTTCGGTGTTGCTGCTGGATGAAAACGATCCTATAGTGTGGCTGAAAACGACTGACGGCGCAGGCTATCCGACGATAACGCCGTATTCCATCGCGCCTTATCAGCCAGCGCCCGAAGTAAACGTAAGTGATCTTGAAATCAGAATAAAACGACTGGAGGATATGTTAAATGGCAAATCCGATGATGCAGATGTTAGGGCAAAGCGTGGGAAAGCGAATGCCGAATAACCCTATTGCAATGATAGCTGAATTTCGCAAATTCGCGCAGGGCATGACACCCGAAAAAGCAGGCGCGGAAATCGAAAAGCTTCTAACATCGGGGCGAATGACGAAAGAACAATTTGAAGAATTAAAAGAACAAGCAAAATTCTTCATGCAGTTTCTGAAATAGGCCGGGTCGACACGGTTTATTATAAAAATCTACGAAAGGAGAAAAACGATGGATAATTACAGTTTATCCGATCTTGCATCCGTTGTAGGCAACAAAGATAACGACGGTTTCGGCTTTGGCAGTGGCGGTTTGCTGCTTGTGGTTGTACTGTTCCTGTTCTTTATGATGTTCGGCGGCTTTAATCGCGCCGGTGATTACGGCCAGTATGCAACCGCTGCATCACAGCAGGAGATCCTTTTCGGCCAGCAGTTCGGCCAGATTAATGATCGCCTTACCAGTATCGGCAACGGCATTTGCAATCTTGGCTACGATGTGCAGGGCAACATAGGCCAGCTCGGTAAAGAGATGGCGCTTGCTCAGAATGGCACAAACATGACCATTATGCAGACCGGCAACAGCATCCAGGCACAGCTTGCCGATTGCTGCTGCAAGACACAGCGCGCCATCGACGGCGTTAACGCGAACCTTGAAGCGAAGTTCGCGGCACTGGAAAAGTCGCAGCTTGAACAGCGCATTGCCGAACAGTCGGCGCGTATTGCCAGTCTTGAAATGGATAACCGTATGTATGGCGTAGTCCGCTATCCTAACGGCTATACCTACAATGCCGGTATGTCCCCGTTTTGCGGCGGCGGTTGCTGCGCATGACCCTAAATGATTATCCGCTTTAACAGCGCTCGCCCGGACGGTAACGACGCTGTCCGGGCTTTAATATTAATAAATTAAGAAAGGAATTATAATTATGGCTTGCAATTCTAAACTGAAAAACGCGCATTACAAAAGCGCGCAGAACGCATTCAACAACACCGCGCAGACCTTTGTTGCTGCCGGTACGCCCGTTAACATACTGGGCATCTTGAACACCGACACCGGCTGTTCGTTAGATACCGTCACAGACGGCTTTGTAGTAACGTCCAGCGGTCTTTATCGCGTTAGCTATGATGTTGTATTCACTGCTGGCGGGGCTGGCACAGCTGAACTGAAAGCCCTTAAAGATACCGTCGCGCTGCCTTGCGCTGATGCACAGGTAACGACCGCAGCAAACAACATTTACACACTGCACGTTGAAACCACAATTTATATCCCCGTATGCTGCAATAGCGCTCCCACTATCAGCGCGGCCATAAGCGGCGTAGCAGGTACGATCAACCACGTTTGCGCAAGCATGGTGAAACTGGCATGAAAGATAAAATAAAAGCTTACAAAGAAAAGCTTGAAAATGCCATATCTGAATATATGGCCTCACCGTCCACAGAACGGACGTATCAGGCCGTGCATGGCATGGTAGATTGCTGGGAAGCAATAGACAGCATGGAACAGTGTCTATGCCGCACAGGTAAATTTACTCGTGACGACGCGGAGGCATGGAATTCTAAAATGCTGAACGACGACGGCACGACCGGCGGGCACTGGACGATCGCGCAGACAACAGCAGTTGCACAGTCCATCGGCGTAAAATTCGATCATATATCCGATTATTGCTGGAACGTAGCAATGAACATGATGTATTCGGATTACTGCACCGTCGCCAACAAATACAACGTAGGCACACCCGAATTTTACGCTTGCATGGCAAAGGCGTTTTTGTTCGATAAGGACGCGAAAAGCCCCAATGCAAAGATGGCAGCGTATTACTTCGGGATTGTGGACGTGGAATAACACCGCCCATTTTTTAGGTGGTGTAAAAAGTGGTGTAAAATTGCCACTTAAAAGCCCTACAAACGGCAGATGTTGTCTGAAATTTGTGGAAAATATCTGCACAGTGCAAAACCAGCAAATCATTGATAGACAAAGAAAATCCCGCAGTTTCAATAACTACGGGATTTCTCTTTTTATGGTGCGCGAGGCGGGACTTGAACCCGTGAAGCATCAGCTAAAAGCATTGATAAATCAAGGATTTTACGCCGATGTTGTAAGAATTGTTGTAAATTTTCAATTAAAGAACGCTTTCATACGATCTATATCACGCTTTTCATCGGCCGCGGCAAGCTTAACATAGATATCGTGCACAGTCTTATAGTCCGCCCAACCACCGACTTTCATTGTCTGCTGCTCCGCCCAGCCGAGATGATACGCCAGCGATGCAAAGCTGCGCCGCAGACCGTGAACGCCAACCAGCGGCAACTCGCTTTGTCCGCAGATCCGATTTATCTGAGCGCGTAGAGTATTAGGATTGAAACGAATGTACGGCGTACCAACTGGCGTAGTGTTTTCTGCAAGAAGTTCCTCAAGGCGCGGTATCATAATTTCAATTTCTCGGCGAGATGGAGTATTTTTATTTTCCCGCTTCTGAATAAGCTTATTATCCTTATTCAATACTGCGCTTCCGTGAACTAATATTTTCCCATCTTTTATTTTATCAGGCGTCAACGCCAACAACTCGGAACGGCGCAAGCTATGAAGCGCGAACAGCGCCCCCAGCTCGCATGGTGCACCGCGCACAGCGGCAAGGAATATTTTTATCTGATCGTAGTTCAGCCACGGGAGCTCGTCGTGTACTACTTGCGGCAGCGATGTAACATCAAAAGCAACACCGTTTTGCTTCAGCACCGATTTAGTCAGCCGCCATTCATTTTTTACTGTTTTCGCCGCGACGCGCCCAGCTTCTTTGTTAACAACGGCTTGCCAGTTGCGCACGGCGTGAATATCTTCATCCATTACATCAGCAAACGCATTGCGCTGGATCGTGTAGTAGCCGCGAATGGTGGAAGGCGAAAGGGCGTTATCTCGATCGTTGATATAATTATCTATTGCCTGCCGCAGCGTGAGTGGGGGGCGCTTTTTCTCGGCGGCGACAACTCCCGTGCGAATTGCCAGCGCCTTTGCCCTCGCCTCGGCCTCGGTGGCCTCGATCACCATCACGCCCTCACGGCGAAGATCAACATACCACTTCTGCCCACGCTTACGCGGAGTGGGTATTTTTATTTCATCCTTCTTCTTGCGCTCGCGCTGAAGCTTCTCGCCGCAGTAGCAGCAGTACACGGGATGAAGTTCATCCGGTATATCTGCTTTGCATTTTTTACACTTCATTATTCGCTTTAACCCCCTTAGATATTCGCCGAAAATAATTTTATAGCGAATAATGCCCACAGAATCAATCCTGCGGGCTTTTTGCTGTTTTGGCATCGTGGATTACGGTTTTTACCGCAAAGGCGATCAAGGCGATTGCAGCAATCACCACGATAGCCAGGAACACGGCCAGCACCGTTAAGCCGCCGGATTTGAACAAGCCGATGTTCTTTAGCTGTATATCAACGATGATATATCCCACGCCCACGCACAGCAGAATTATGCATACACCGACAAGGCAGAAGATCAGCGGCCTGTAAACGGCGTTCATGCGCTTGTGGTGCTCAACGTCCTTTTCCAAGTACGCCGCTTTCACCTCCAATGCGTTTATTCGCTTTAGCTGGGTAACGCTGCCCTCTGTGTTTGTTATACCGAACAGCTCGTCCAAGGATAAGCCGAGGGCTTTACAGGTTGCCGCAGAGTAATAAAGCAGCGGCTGCTTCGTAGTGCCGGAGTTGACGGAGCAAATGCTGTTGTAAGGAACGCCGCTTATCCTTGCCAGATCTGCCAACGTAAGACTGCTTGAAGCTCTCGCTTTTCGCAGTGCCTCAGGGTACTCGTCAAAGTAAGATTGCATGTCTTCCATTTTTGACACATTAAGCATCTCCCCTATTAAAATTTCTTGAATTACACGATGAATTCTTGAAATTCACGAAAATTTCGGGTAATTCCCGAAATCGATTTCGGTTATTTCTTTAAGGTTTCGGTTATTTCTGCATGGACATTTATCAAGACAGATGTTACGCTATAACCGTAGCAGATAAAAGGTTTACAAGGGATATCTGTTACAAGCCCTGCCTACCGGGTTGCAGCGGCAGGCAGGGTGAGTTGAAAATCAATTCTCAAAGTCAATGACTATTTGCTCGGAAGTGAACAGATTGCTCATAGTCTCGGAGTCATAGATAGAAATATTAAATTTAATGTTTTTGAGATCGTCCAGCTTATCAATGCTGACGTTTTCCTCATTATAGATAAACGGCGTTTTGTTCTGAGCCCCCGAGTCAATTTCCATAGGCATTGCGCCGAGAGTGGTTGTGTTATAACCATTTACAACAGGGTTTTCAAGCATAACAGTGATCCGCTGCTTATAATTGTTCTCTACGTTCAATTGCAGATAAAGCATACCCTCTGCATTATCATCTTCGTATACCTTTAAAAATGTAACTTTAAGATTTTCATCTTCAAAAAGGTCACGCTTAGTTTCATAGGTGCTCTCTTTGTTGCTGGCTGACGCTTCTAATCCCAGCTGAGCCTTGCCGGAGACTTTACCGTTTGTGAAGGTAACATTAGCGTTTGAGCCAACGCTGCCGTTACCATCCCAAGAATAGAGCTCAATTTTATACTCGCCGTCACCGGCAGTGTTTGAAAGCTCACCCTCGCCACCGACGATCTCAACGACTTCCTCATAGGTCATACCGTTCTGAATGGCATTAAACTTATCCATAGTCATGATACCGGTCTCGTCTTTATCACCGCCGCCGGTAGCTATTGCGATTATCACCAGTACTGCGAAAAGCAGAAAGATGCAGCTGAGAATAGTCTTTATAACGCTTCTCTTTTGACGCTTACCGCAGTGTGGGCAAATTTTCGCCTTATCGTCAATTTCCGACATACAATACTTACATTTCTTCATGTTTTCCTCCCTTTAATGATTGATCTGTGTGTTTTGTGGATATTTACAATGATACCACTTACACACCAACAATTCCACATTTTTCAACAATTTCGGCTGATTGCTTAATAACAGCAATTTCGGCTTGTGTACATTGCCCATATAATCCATCGCGCAAATTGCACAAAAAGGATATTTTATGTTTGTGCATAACAAGAATGGACGAATATACGCAATTGTGCTAATATCTTTACAAGATAATAAACGACAAATAATATCAAAATAAGAGAATGAGCAAAAATGGAAGGGAGAACAAAGATGACGGCAAAAGAAGAACGGGAAATACTGATTAAAGAAATTAAACGACTGCTGAAAGATGCGAACAACCGCGAATTAAATTTTGTATACACTATGCTGCTTAACATGAAGTAAACACAGCAACAAAAAAACCGGCCTTTATTGGTCGGTTTCTTTTTTTATATTTTTGACTTCGGCTGCGAGTTCAAGCAGCTTGCTTTCAAACAGTGCCCATTCATCCGGCGTAGTCCGTGCAAGCACCGTTATGAACGCCTGTTGTATCGGAGAACCGTCATTAACCAGTTTACCTACAAAGGCTGCGATTTCATCCGATCTGCTTACAGGTTCGAAAGGTTCTCCAATGCCAGTACGCAACCATTTTTCGTTTACCCCGAATTTTTCACATATATCTGATATGGTACGATCGCTGGGCGTGCGTTCCCCTATTTCAATCCTTGCAACATAATTTCGCGTTAATCCGATCTTGTTGGCGAATTGTTCTTGTGTTAATCCACGTTCTGCACGAACATATTTAATTCTTTCATTCATGTTATCACCACCTTTCGATGTTAATATATCATAAACTGTTCCCTACGTCAACAAAAAACGCAAAAAATTTTAACTTAGATGTTGACAGAGGGAAATAAAAATGGTATATTAATGTTGCCAAGGGAAACAACCGCAACGCACAGAAAGGGGGGTGAGGAAAGTAAGCATAGATAAACTTGATTTGCTCATGGGTATTTTCGCAGCGTTCGGTGCTGGCGTGGGTACGGGGATGATTATCATACTTGCGATTGCTGAGAACACTTTTTCTTCATTTAAAGAAGATCGCATAAAGAGAAAGCAAAAAGCTGCATATCGCCACGAACAAAGACGCAAGTGATACTTTACGCGAGAAACGCGCAAATTCTTCTGAACGTTTTCTCTCAGCCTGTTTTTCGCGATAGTACTCACAATAGCGTGAGCCGTCAGACGTTATGACATATTCATCTGTGCGTTCTGATAAGGCATAAGGAGCTATAAACCCGAGAGAAATCAAATGGCCTGCATCGGCAGGATGCAGACGTACAACAGCGGCGGTATCAACCGCAAGGATGATACGAGTGTCCATATCGGACAGAAAAATCTTGTCGAAATCCATTAATAAAGCGCCTCCTTTTTACAGGAGGGTATCACAAAATGTAAACAATCGCAATAGAAAGAGGGTGAAAAAATGAGTGAAAAAGAAAAGCAGACCATCAAGACGATGGCCGACATCTTCAGCAAACTGCCTGCCGATAAGCAGCAGTATTTCAACGGCTATGCCAACGGCGTAGCGGATATGGCAGAGGCACAGGCCGAGAAGAACGATCAGGATAAAGACTAATCAGAAAGGAGAAAAAACGCATGACGCTATCGGAAGTTGAACGCATGGACGCGACAACGCTGACACCGGCACAGGTGGCAAGTGTGCTGCACTCTGACCCTCAGCTTATCCGCGTTGCGGCAAGGCAGCGCCCGGAGCTGCTGGGCTTTGACGTAATCATCGTCGGCAACCGCGTAAAAATACCGCGTGAGGCTTTTATTGCGTTTATGCGCGGAAGGAGGAAAGATGAATTTTCGCAGATTTGAGCTCATAGAAAAAGACCCTGCGCGGATAGAAGAGCTTGAAGCCATCCTAAACCGCGCAGAGCTGAGCCGATACGAGCTGGCGCTGATAGTTACAGCTCTTCGCGTTCGGCCTGAATACTGCTTAGACGATTTCCGTACTTGATTAAAACCAACTATAGGAAAGGGGAAAAGAAAATGACAAAAGAAATAGATAAATTCGTAATGCCCCGTAACAACGGCACTCGCGTTGGTGGGCAGAAGCAGTACCCCCGCATCCGTATCAGCATGGTAGCCTACGCCCATGTCTGCGAGATGTCGGAAGAAACAAGACGTTCGCTGTCAGAAGTGGCGTCAAGGGCTATCGAGTATGCTTACTCACATCTTGTGTACAGCGTACCTACAGGCACGGAATACTACTACCGCGATACGCCCATCACGAAACAGGAATATGTGACGGATGACCCCGAAACTATCGAGCGAGTAAATGATATTATTCGCAAATCCGGCCTTAGCCGCAGCGATCTTGAATTGCTTCTTGATACTGTGCAGCTTTTGCCCGGCTTTGATGAATGAGGTAAGTAAAATGATGATCGCTTTATTCTTCATGGCCGTCATGGGCGTTGTTTTCATCATCGGCGGCGTAATATCAGCGCTTGTGTGGTTTGCCAACACAGCCGAGGACGAGTGCGCTAAGAGACGCGAGCGGTATATTAGAGCGGAGGTGCACAATGCCAAAAACACGCTTTGACCGTGTGCCGCGCGATCTGCTGAAGGAACTCGTTTTAGGCCGAAAAGCGGCGCTTGATATGTCGCTCACGCGGCTTGCGGAAAAAATGCACATAACGCGTTCACAGCTTAGCACGATACTTGAAAAGCCGTCTGCTAACTGGACGATCGGCAATGCAATCGCGCTGACAGCGGCCTTAGATATTCCGATCGCAGAAATGCGCGAGGCGATAAGAAAGTAAAAGGGGAACAACGATGAACGATAACAAGCATGGCTTTAAAGCCTACGACCCTGGGCTTATATGCAAGGGCTATCAGTACGAAGAAGGCAAAACATACAAGAAAAACGGGCACGGCGTGTGTGTCGGCGGTGTGACGCATTATTGCGTTAATCCGTTTGATGTACTGGACCATTACCCGCTGGTGCGCGAAGATGGCAAGTTCAGTGACTTTACAACTGTAGAGGCCATAGACGAGCCTGTTACCGATGATAATCGAAAGTTTGCCACAAGCACTATCAAAATCGGAGTAAAGCTCGGATTTGCCGGTTTTATCAAGGCTTGTATTGATTTTGTGTACGAGAAAATGATAAAGAATATGCCGAGTGATAAAGTCGATACTGCCGACTACGCGCAGATAGGCAGCTCAGGCAACTGCGCGCAGATAGGCAGCTCAGGCAACTGCGCGCAGATAGGCAGCTCAGGCTACTCCGCGAAGATAGGCAGCTCAGGCGACTACGCGCAGATAGGCAGCTCAGGCTACTCCGCGAAGATAGGCAGCTCAGGCTACTCCGCGAAGATAGGCAGCTCAGGCAACTGCGCGCAGATAGGCAGCTCAGGCTACTCCGCGAA